TTTTACCACCCGCTTGTAATGCTATTTTTGCTAATCCAAACCAAGCCATATTAATACCAAGTTACTGGTTTTTGTGGTCTAGCAGCTCTTGTTCCAGTTACAGGATTTGTATCTTTTTTATCCTTGTTTACTGCAACAGGTTTATTATTTTTATTTGCATCCGGTGTAGCAATCACTTTTGATTTGCCTAGCGGTGCATAACCTTTACCTACTGTCATTAGTTGCTCCTTCCATTAGTTCTAGGGCGCATTCGAGCCAATTTTTCTCTTGATTCGTTCGCCATTTCTTGTTTTTCAAGTGAGGTATCAGCTCGTAATTCAGCTAATTCTTCGTTCTGATCCAGTTTTTCATCTTGTACGTTCTGGTTCATCATAGCCTTCATACGGTCTAAATTAAGCTTTTGTTGAGCTTCTTTTCGTTTTGCATCATTATCTATTGCTTTAATTTCAAGTTCTCTTGATCTTAATTTAGCAATTGGGTCATGATCGAACTGAGAAGTAACCGCTTTTTCCTCTTTCATGAATTCTTCCATCATATCTGCTACTAAAACAGCTTTTCTTGCTTCAATTTTTTGTTGAAGGAACTGAACTTGCTGTTGAAGCTGCGGATTTTGTTGTGCAGCTTGCGGATTTTGCAACATTTGTTGCATTTTCGCTAATTGCTGCATTTCTTCTTTAAATTCTAGCTCAATTTGTTCTTGTGCCATCAAAGAAATGTGTTCTAAACAGTTTTTTTCAATAACACCAGTCACCATTGGCGCTGTTCTAACCATATTTGTCGCTAAAAAGTTTAAATGCGCTGTAATATGCGCTCTATGATCCTGTCCAGGAAAGGCTTGGAACTTAATTCCGCCTAAAGCATCAATATGTTCTAATGCTGGATCTTTTGGAACCGGTCTAGGTGGTTTTTTTAAAATTAAATCAATATCTTTTACCCCTAAAGCTTCATACATATTTCTATAAACTTCATATTGGTTATGAAGATCTGGATTTGAAGTTGCCAATTGCAATTCCGTTTGCGCAAGGGAGATACGCTGAGTTTGACTAAAAATGTTTGGATCTGCAACTGGCAAAATATCTACTCTGTCATCAAAGTCCGTTTGCATAACTTTTCGTTGGCCTCCAACAACATCGTATGGATATACGGGTGGTAGATAAAGTTTAAAAACTCTTGCAAGAAGAGTAAATTCTTGTCTCATTGCAGCATATAATCTTTTATGAATTGCTGACATAACTCTAGAACCTCTTTCCAACATAGCTACGGTCGTACCCACTGCTGCTTGTTGATTCCCATCCCCTACTTGCAGGTCCGCTATGGAAGCGAATCGTTGTCCTGCTGATACTACGACCCCCATAAGTTGTAATAAAGTTTGAGAAGGTTCCTTAAAAGGAAGTGGCATGAAAGCATCTTTTAAATTTCCACCGGGTGCATCCACATCTCTGAATTCTCCAGGTTGAATAGCTTGTGCTTCATCTCTCATTTTAATTCCACGCATTTTAAATCCTGCGGGTAAATTCGATAATGTTCCTGCATCTAATAATTGTCTTAATGCAGCAGTTGCTGTTCTTGATAGTCCACCAATCATATGAATAAGACCAAAGCCATAAAAGCCAAGACCCGGTAAAAACTTAAAGTGAACAAAATATTGAATTTTAGTCTTCTTCATGTCACCGACTTCATAATTTCTTCTAATGGATAATATTTTTCTTGTCCCTTCTTCTAAAGTGACAATGTAAGGTAATTTAATTCCTGTTGGTTCGCCATTTGGACCTACATCTTCAAAACCTTCTAAGTTAAGATCAACATGGCATTCAAGAAGCGTATACATACGCTCTTCTCTTCCACGAGCTACACCTTCAAGAGCTCTTTCTTTTTTCTCTAGCTCAGATTCGTTCATGTAAGAAGGGTTTAATTCTAAATCTCTGTAAAACCCGCCAACTTGTTGTTTTCTTAAATCGTTTTCAGTCATTCGAATCATATGAATAATAGATTCACAATCATCTAAAGAAGTTGCCGTATAAGGAACGACTAAATCATCTGCAGGAACAAATTTAGAAACTGCTCTTTGCATAAGCTCATCATAGTAAACTTTTTTAAACGCTGATCCGGATAAAGGTAAATAAAATAACATTTGATCAAATTCTGCATCATATTCTTTCATTTGATCTGTAATTTGGTAATTCATGTAGTCTCTTACACGAATTGCTTGTTGTTCTTTGTCTGGAGATGGAAATCCTACGGTTTGTGTTCTTACAGGTCCACCTGCAGGTAATAATTCTTTATAAGCTAAAGCTTGAAACTGTGTAACCGCTTCAGCAAGGACGGGGTGAGTTGCACCACTCGCACCTTTAAAAGGTTCTGATCTATCGTTGTAGTTGAAACCTAATAAATCTAATCCTGAAGTATAAGATCGTTCCCAATCTTTTCTTGATGTTTTATAATCTGTATAGTTATTAAAAAGCTCATGTCCTAATGGATCTAAAACATCATCAGGTAATAATTCTGCTAAATTAGAAAAATGGTCATTTCCTTGTTCCGCACTTCCGACAGAAGGATCAAAATCAATGTCAACACTACCATCTTCGTTTTGTTGAACGTCAATAGGTTGATCACTTTGTTGTTCAATTAGATCTTTATTTTCCTCTACTTGAACTTCTTCTGGATTCGGAATAGTTATTTTTTGTTTAACGTTGGGTAACGCTTTGTCAATCTCTGCCATTTATTCTCCGTTGTTAAGGTTCTACCCTTTTTATTGTTAATATTCAAGCCCTGTGACATGGGTCCTCGCTTTGGAGGTACTGTATTTGTTAGTTTAGTCAATGTCATAGTCTAAATCGTAATAATCCGAAGGTTCCCATTCAGGAGCCACGTCTTTTGGTTTTGTTCCTTTTATCTTGTGTATGTCTTTAACCGTTTTTTTCTTTGCAAAGGCTTCTAATTCGGTTAAATCTGATAATGCATCTTCTACTGAAGCGTAATCGCCGTCTAATTCCACATCGTCTGGAGACACCTGACGAGGTGTCGACTCAGCAACCTCTATTTGAGATTTAATTTTTGTACCAGCCTGTTTACCTTCATCAATAACTTGAGGAGCTTTATAATCCAATGAATAATCAGTATTATAAGCACCACTTTGTGTTTGATGGCCAGAACCTGGTTTAGGAGAAACTTCAAATCTTACATCTCCACTGTCTAGATCATAAACCATATCCACGTCGTCACCAGATTCTAACGTTCCTCTTCTAACAACTTCTCGTTCTTTTCTAGACGCTGTTTCCGTTACATCAGCTCCTTCGTCCCAAAGTCGTTTAGCAAGAAGTTGAACCCATTTTAATTTGTTTCCAAGACCTTCAAGAATGGGTCCTGTATATTGTGCAGCGGCTTTTGTTGCCGGTGCTGCAAGTTTAAAATATTTGCCAATGATTGGAATCATTGATGCTGCAGCCACGCCTTTTAAAAATAATCTTTTGCTTGGATCTTTCGGTCCTTTGGCTAAACCTACACGGCCGCCTTTATTATAACCTTTAATGCCTCGTACTAATCTTTCTTGTTCGGCCATTTGTTCATCTATGTCTTGTATCTGATCCACTCTATCTGATTCTTTCATAATTGCGTCAGCAGCTTCTTTTGATAAACCTGCTAAAGTTAAATACTGACCAGCAGGTGTAAACTTAGCTCCTAATTTACCTAAACCTAAAATTTTCCCTAATGTTGGACTAAATTTTGCAAGTGATTTTTTTGTCAATTCTGGATATAATAATTCAACGCCTACCATCGGATCTACAATAGCATCTGCCACATTTTTTCCTGCTTCTATGTTTGATTTAATAGTTGTTCCAGCAAAACCTGCAGCTCCTAAAGGACTCGTTGCCGTTGTAAACAATTTACTTAATGGAGCACCTAGCATTTTTAATCCTTTAGTTAAAATTCCAGGCTCACCTTTAGCTAAACCAGCTCTAACCTTTTGAGCAACTTCAACCACTTTATTTTTTTGGTCTTTAGTCAATTCTTTAAGCGGTACATTTCTAAGTTCTTCTAATTGTCCTTCAGGAATAATAGCTTTACTTAAATCCATACCTACATCACTGAATTTTTTAGTTGTAGGGTCGTAGGTTTTAAAGTTTAAATACCCTTTAAATTTTTTCTGTTTGACAAAGTTTTTTCCTTTTTCATTAATCGCTTTATGAGCTTCGACAGCATCATCTGCTAGTTTATCTCTTTGTTTATAAAATCCTTCTAAAATGCCCTCTGCTTTCATTAACTCATTTTGATTTAAACTGGCATCCACATAAGCTAAATTCCCCATAGTCACGTTCCATCTTTTAGATTCCATGTGGTGTAAATTAAGACCACTAGCTTTTGGTGCACGAAGAAGTCTTTCAACTTCAGGATTAGTAACTTTTTTTAATTTTGTTCTTCTCGCGAGACTTGCTCGTTGTCCTTCAGATAAGGGTCCTTCGTATTTAGGGTTAGGTGCTCTTGTAAGACCTCTTTCCCTCTCAACTAAGCTTTGAATAACTCTTCTACTATCTCTATCATCTTTTCCAAGAACTTCTCTAGCAATTGCTGAAAAATTAGCTTCAGGTAACGTCGCTAACTGTTTATCATAAAGACTAAGAATCTGTTTTGCTTTTTCTGTACCGACCATTGTATAAGGTCTGAATCGATCCGTAGGAATAACTCTATCCTTAGAAGAAGCTGCCCATGCTTCGATTAATTTATTAATTCCTTGATTTCCTGATTTAGGGTTTCCTCCAAAAGCTGCTTTAATCTCATTAAGTGTCTTTTTACTATTAAGAATTAAGTTATCTAATAACTTAAAGTTTTCTGCGGTCTTTGTATAAAGAGGAGTACCTTTTCCAAACCCAACTCTTCCTCCCATGTAGTACGGTTCACGGTCCGCGATTCGCGGTTCTTGTGGCATGGATCGTGGATCGGGGCCCGCGGGTCGCGTGAGCCATCTCATCATTTCATTGTATTCGTGAATTTTCATTATAGGTCCAAGATTCGTGCTAAGCCACCTTGATTAAAAGGAACATCATCATCAAGAATTCCTTTTTTGCCAAGATCTAATAGCTCATCAAAAGATTCATCTCCACGGAGCTTCTTTTTTCCAGCTTGCTCCAATTTTTTGTTAGTGTTAAAGTCTGCTTTAATCACTTTTCTTTCGTTTTGATATTTTTGTATAGCTTCTCTTTTTATTTTAAATCTTTCTGCTTCATCTGGAGCACGTTTCATAACTTTTTGAAAACCTCGAGTAAGAGAGTCCATAATTTCTTTAAGATGTCTAGTTTCTTTTAAATATTTATATGCTATTGGTAATTTTGTTATCGCCATTAGTAGTAAATCCTTTTACCCCTTATAATCTTCTCATCTTTATAATCTTCTGGATGAGGAATCAAGCCCCCTTGTCTAAAACGCATAACGGCTTGCGTCATGGAATCCACCAAGTCATCATTATCTCCGTAAGGGAATGCTGCGCATTCCTCAATTACTTCCTGTGCAAACTCTTTTTGAGTGGGCGCCCATATGGTCCCGCTTTCAAATAGCGGTGCGACCGAGTTTACCCTTGTATGCTTATCATTTCCTTTTGAGGGTGTAAAGTTAATAACTGGAATCCCCATGTTTCGTAATTCATAGGTTAACGGTAAACCTGAAGCCTTTGCTTCGATCAAAACTGTCTCTGGTTGCCAATAATCATATTGTTCTTTTGCTTTTCTTCTTAATTCTGGAAATTCATATCGTCCTTTAATAGCATCCACTAAAATTAAGTTAGCTGGCGAATCTTCATTTTTTCTAAATACACCCCAAGTCGTAATAGCACTGTAGTCAGCAGTTTCTTTTTTCATAAATGCTGTGTCATAAGACTGTATGACATGTTCAAGCTTTGGCATGAAACTGTGTTCCCATTTCTTCCACCATTCTCGTTTAATAATGGCTCCTTCTTCTGAAGTTGGGTTTTGCATCCATTGTGCGTTCCATTTACCAAGTGATAATGAAGCTTTGACGGTTTCTAACTCGTCTAGCTTCCAGTATTCCGGCCATACTGGTTTACCACTCGGCATAATCGCCGGAAACTCGATAAGTTCCCACTGATCAGCCTTAGCTTCTTTCTGAGCTTGCATAAGCATGCCTGTTAAGTCTTTAGTATTCCAACGTGTCATAACGCATACAATTTGTCCGCCGGGTTGTAGACGTTGTCGTGGTCCTGAAGTATACCACTCGTAAGCTTTTTCCAATGCTCCAAGATTCAACGCATCTTGCTCTGAGTGTGGATCGTCAATGATAAGAAGATCCGCGCCCCGTCCAGTAATGGCACCACCAACACCTGAAGCAAAATACTCGCCTCCTTGTGCGGTTTCCCATTTACCTGCGGCTTGTGAATCTTCCCTTAGTCTTGTTTGAAAGATTTCCTGGTACTCTTCCGAGTCAATTAAAGTTTTAGCCTTACGACCAAACTTAATTGCTAACTCCCCTGTGTGGGTTGTTTGGATAATCTTTAGTTTCGGATTTCTGCCAATCATCCATGCCGGAAGCAAAGATGAAGCAAATTCAGATTTAGTATGCCTTGGAGGCATATTAACAATAAGTCTCTTAATTTTACCGTTAGCCATATCATCAAATTTTTTTGCAATAATTTTATGATGGGGTCCCTGAATGAATTCAGGCCACATATGCTTTACAAAATTTAGAAAATTTTTTTGGGCTAGAGACTGTTTCTTTTTTTCACCATACTTGAGGTACATCTTATAAAAGTCTTTTCGTACATCAGGAGGTAATTTTTTAATTTTTTCTAAGTCTATTTGCATATATGGGACCCATAATGATTTTACAGGCTAAAACCGTCTAAATCAAGGACTAAAGGGTAAAGTTTGGGACCCCTATTTCATATATACTAATTGGTTTTGTGTATGCTGCGAATTCTCAAGCTGTCGTGGTACCTCTATTGATCCGAGATCCCTGGCCCGCGGAGCGGAAGCGAAGCGACCGCGAAGCGCGGCCCGTGGCGCGCCGAAGGCGCGCCGCGACCTGTGATTGTTAGTCTAATAATGTCATGTATGCTGGCGCATTCATTCTACTAAACTTACGTAGTCCTTTTTGCATTGTCTCATAATCCTCATCAAACTCTGCTTGTTTGATCTCAATATATAACTTGTGCTCTTCTGGTGTTAACATCTCTGATTGTCCGGAGTATGGATTAATTGCTTTTATTTTATTTGTCATAATTGTTATCCTACTAAATCTTATAAGTGCTGTCAAGTACGAGCCGCGCGCCGCGAAGCGGCGCGCGACCTTTAGTTATGGACGAACTAAATCTTGATTGTTGTATTGTTCTTCTGTGATTTGTATCTCTTGCTTATTTAATTGATTAGCAAAGTAATATCTATCGCCGCCCTCTCTTCGCCAATCTCTATACTTATACCAAGCATTTTCTTCTGTCAGTTTTATTGGCTCATGTATTCTGCCGAAGTGATTGAGAGCGAGTTCGCCAAACTTATCAAACCAATCTCTTTCGCAAGCCATTGAGCATGCATTGCCACCAAGATAATAGAAGCTGCTTCTTCTTCTAGTCTGATAATACTTGGCGCCTTTAGGACCGCGTATGCGGTCCTTAGTTCTATAAGTATGACACTTAGGACCTTGGCAATATTTCATCTTAACTCCTTTAAGATTTTAATAGCATAAAGATTTTGACCTAACCACATTTGATATGGCTCATGCCAATAACTAGTTT